TAGTAGTCAGTAGTAGTAGCAGTAGTCAGTAGTAGTAGCAGTAGTAGTAGGAGTCACTGTCCTACGAGTATCCTTATTGTTATTTGCATTTTGTAGTCTTTATCATGGCTTACTTACGATGCTTGTGGCCTTAATTAAAATCTGATATGATCCTTGAGTAACCGCTGTACTCATTGACGCAAAATTATTACCTGGTTTCTTTTGTCCTGTTAAATCAATGAAATCATAGACAGCAATTATAATTGGATCACCAATAGGTGGTTGTAAAGTTCCAATTTCTTTGTACTTAATTGTTTGTTTTCGTACATCAAAATCTGGTTTACCAGCACAACTAACTAACAATAAAGTTAGTAAAAATATTGCCAAAGTTCTAAACATATTACGAGTTATCTTCTTTAGGTAAAGTATAAGTGGTTACCGTACCATCTGTTTCTGTTACCACTACGGTTACGGTATCATTATTACCTGTTGTTGTAGTAGTCCAAGTTATTATTTCACCACCAACTGGAGATGTAAATGTACCTGAGTCTTGTTGTAGACCATCTGTACCGAAAACGTTATCTGTTATTTGTTTAGCAAGAGCGGTATAAAATCTTGCTTCTAAATTTGCTTTAAATTTGTTAACTGCTAGTGCTTTCTTATCTGCAATAGCTTTATCAGCTGCAGCTTTTTCAGCAGCTTTAATTGCGTCTGACCTTGTTTTCTCTATATTTTCTATTGTCAAATAGTGTGAAGATTTTCCTTGACCACTAAATGAAGGGCTATGAAACTTGAATATGATATCCGAAGCACTAGCATTAGAAATTACTAAAAGAAATACTATTATTGATGTGATAAATCTCATTTTTCTCCCACTTTATATTGCTATTATTTATATGAAATAAATAGTAAAGATGATGAAATTACTTACAGGTACCTGGGGTGCTTGTTTGACTGCTTTAATATTGATTATAATTTATATTTCTAATCCTATATTAATACAAAAAACAAGACTTTCCTCACTAGACTACTATCAAAATTTTGGAAATAATTACGAATCCAAAAGTCTAATATTATTGGACATTTCGGATGAGGCTCTACAGAAACAAGGTCAATGGCCTTGGAAAAGAGATGTTATAGGTCGTGCTGTAATCAACGCATATAAAAATGGTGCGGCTCTAGTTTTTGTAAATTTAGTTTTTGTACATAAAGATAGATTAGGTGGTGATGAAATGTTTTTAAAAATGATTACCAAGTACCCTATCATCTTAACTGAAACTAAAGACGCAAAAAATTTAATCAGTATAAAAAGAAAAGTATTAGGTGTTGGTGATGTAGCAGTTCCTATTGACATTGATGGCACTATTAGAAAACTTCCTTTAAAAAATTCTGTACCTGAAGTTATTTTAAAAGTAATAAAGTTTCCTATACCTAAACAAGATAATGTTTGGATTGATTTTAGACATAAGATACCTAGAATAAATTATGCTGATAATGATTGGTCTAATATGAAAGGTAAAATAGTTTTTATTGGAACAACTTTCAAAGGTTCTACTTTCGTTCTTACTCCTAATGGTTTAAAAAACACACACGAAATTATGGCCTTATCTACTGAAACATTATTGTCAGGTAAATATATTAAAAGACCAGAATGGACTCCAATTGCTGAAGCTTCCTTACTTTTTGCCACACTCATTATCTTCTTCATTACCATTCCTAGACTAGGGGTATTAACATCTCTCATACCATTTTCGGTTTACACTATTATTATTGCTTTGTCAAGCACCATTTTATGGAGTAGATATATGATATTAACTGATTGGTTAATACCATCCTCTATTGTCTTTATTGTCTTTGCACATTTAATCTATAATAATTTTAATAGGGAGAATAAATTAAAACTACAAATCAAAAAACAATTTGAACATTATCTTGCTCCTGGTATGGTTAAAAAATTACAAAAGGATCCTTCACTATTAAAACTTGGTGGAGAAAGAAAAGTATTAACATTTTTATTTTCTGACATTAGAGGTTTTACTCCTATATCAGAAAAGTTTAAAGGTCAACCTGAAATGTTAACTCGTTATGTTAATAAATTTCTAACTGCAATGACAAATATTATATTAAAAAATGAAGGGACAATAGACAAGTATATGGGTGATTGTATTATGGCATTTTGGAACGCACCTATAGATTGTCCTGACCATAAAAATATGGCAGTTAAATCTGCAATTGAAATGAGAAATAAATTAAAAGAAATGAATCGTAATAAAGAATTTAATCCCCCATTGAATATAGGTATAGGTATTAATACAGGTGATTGTCTTGTAGGTAATATGGGGTCTGAACAAAGGTTTGATTATTCAGTAATAGGAGACGCTGTTAATTTAGCAAGTAGGTTAGAAGGTGTAAGTAAAAACTATGATACAAATATTATCATAGGAGAAAATACATTAGGGAATTTAAATTATAATCTATATGAAATTGACAAAGTACAAGTCAAAGGTAAAACTGAAAAGGTTACTATCTATTCAATAGAAGATAACAAATAAGTTAATACTCTATAAGGGTCTGCATTTGAGGCAGGTCGTCTATCTTCTAATCTTCCCATATAATTATTTTCTACCGTTGCAATAGGTATTCTTATACTAGCACCCCTATCAGATACCCCATATGAAAATGAATCAATACTTTGTGTTTCGTGTAGTCCTGTTAATCTTTTATCATTATCTGAACCATAATCACTTTTAACTTTTTCAGGATCGTGTGTAGTTTTTAATGCCTCACATATGCCTTTGATATAAGACTCACCACCATAATCTCTCATTCTTTTATTAGAAAAATTAAGATGTAAACCTGAACCATTCCAATCACCTGATATAGGTTTAGGTTTCCAATTAATAGATACACCATATTTTTCTGCAATTCTACTTAACATATATCTGGACATCCATAAATCATCAGCAGCTTCAATACCTGTACCCATACATTGATACTCCCATTGACCTAATGCCACTTCAGCATTGATACCTTTAATATCTATACCTGCATTTAAACATTTATGTAAATGTTCTTCTACTACTTTTCTTCCTACTGCATTCTCTGGACCAACACCACAATAAAATTCTCCTTGTGGTTTTGGAGCAGCAATATCGTTAGGCCATCCTAAAGGTTTACCATTACTATATAAAAAATATTCTTGTTCAAATGCAAACCACCATTCATTTTCTACTTTTGGTTTACAATGTTGTCTGAAATCTGAAATATGGTCTTTCACTTGACATAATACAAATTTATCTACTCCATCAAACCCTTTATATTCTTTTACAGGTTCTAATATACAATCAGAGGAACTTCCTTCTGCTTGTTGTGTAGAACTTCCATCAAAGGACCACAAAGGTGAGTCCATATGTAAATGGAAAGGTTTTTCGTCTTTAGATTTTACTTTGATTTTACTTCGTAGATTTGGTTCTGGTTTATAACCATCCAACCATACATATTCTAATATCATAATATCTTTCAGTTTAAATTATTTATCATATCTAACATATGTGTTAGACGCATATCAGATAATCTATTTTTTTATTTTATCTGTAAGTTTATTAATTAATTCAAATGCTACTTTCATTTTTTCTTCTAGCACTTTAATTCTATAGTGTGATTGTGCTAAGGTTACAATTAATAATATAAATGCAACGAACATTGGCCACAATCTACTCAACATTAATATAGTTTCGCTGTCCATTATTTTTCTTTTTTACTAAAAGGATTTAAATTTTTAACTTTATCTACAGAACCTTTGCCAAGATTTTTTGCTTTATCTCCTAGTCCTTTTCCTGCACCGGCAACTTTAGAGCCTGCATTTTTAACCTTTTCAGTCAGTCCTTTTCCTAATCCTTTAAAATTTGGTTTCCACATTATTCTTTATCCTCTACTTTCTTTTTTTCTTTCTTTTCAGGTTCGTAATACTCTTTATATTGGTCAAGTAAATCATTTGTATGTTTTAAATGTGCTCTTATTTGAGCAAAGTTTTTTGCAATTAATTGAAAGTCTTTATCACTTAATCCAAATAATACTGGATCAAGTCCTTCTTCTTCCATTTTTTGAAATACTTCCTCTGCATTATCGGAAGTAATAATAATCCACCTCAACTTTTCAAGTTCAGGCATTGTTGGTTTTACCAACTCTAATTTCTGTCTAGGTTCTTCTAACTTAAATATTTTAAGTTTCTTTTCTCCAATGGAGCAACCTGTAAGTAAAATGATAGAGATTAATATTAATATACTACGCATTGCAAAACCTATTCCATTTATTGCCTATCATATCTGGTCTTGCTTTACCAAGTTTTGCTATAGACATTTTTCGTTTAGTTTCTTCACTTCGTTTTCTACCTGTATGAAACGCAATAGTTTTTTTTGCAATTCTTTTTCGTATTGCTGGAGTTAAGTCAGGTCTATTTAAACCTTTCTTCTCACTCACTTGTAGTCCAGTCTTGCCTGCGTTCCAAGGTGGTATGATATTAATACCATTTGTGTTTAAGGTAAATGTTTGTTTAACAGGTCCTTTGATACCAAAAACTTTATTTAATTTTGTGTTATCTACTTTAAATTTTTTAATCATTAATTGTTGTATGGGACATAGTTTGGATTTGCTATGCTCGGACACTCCCTATTAATTTCTGATTTTTTAGTTGCGGCTATTTCTTGTTCAGTAAGTGGTGACCCACCTGCTATTTCTACGCAACGAATTGCTTTATCACTTGCACCATTAATTATCTTTTGAATTACTTTTGTTTTTTCTATTGCAAGTTTACCAAAATCTCGTCCACCTTTGTTAAATCTTTTGTCTAAATCATCTAAATCTTTTTTTAGATTTGCAACAAGCTCATTCATCCTGTTGTTGGCTTTCAATATTTCCTGAAAGTCCTCTTTTTGTTTAGCAATCAGCTCCTTTTGGGAGCTGACTGCTTCTTCTAGTTTGATTTGATTTGCTTTTAAGATTGCATTATCACTTCGCAATTTCATAACATACATTCCAGCGCCAGAAATTCCAGCGATTAGTACGACAGCAAACATCATCTTTAAATAACCAAACATAAAATTCGTTAATCTTTCTTCAATACAGCCCAAGCGCCATATGCAATTGCAGCCCAAGCTGCAATTTTAGCAATGGGGCTGAAGAATAAAACTACAACACCTAACCCGATTAATACTCCACCGTGTAGTGATGTTAGTTCTTTAAGTCTCCCTGATATAAAGTCCATAGACTCTCCTTCTTTTATTATTATTTATTCTTATATATATGATAAAGTATCCAGATTGCTACTAATCCCAATAAACCTTGAGATGAAAAACCAGCAATTACTGACTGAACATTTCCTATTACAGAAATATTTGGCCAGAAAGGAATACTTTGACCTTTAAAAAGAACTTCAAGCACGATTCCTAATGCGATTAAACTTACACCGACATCAGCTAAACCAGCTGCCCAGTCCCTTACTTGTTTGAGTTTGTCCATATTTGGATCCTCCTCTTACTTATTAGACTCATCTGATTTAGAACAATCAGGATGAGCCATTTTCTCTAGTCTTTTGATTCTTTTTATAAGACTAGGAAACTTTTGCATTAACTTTTCTTCTTTTGTTAAAACATCTAAATCATATCTTTTAGCAGCCCAAGTATAACATTGGTCAACTTTCTTATAGAACCAATTACCCATTTTAGTTTTTCTAAACCAAGCATTGGTTGACTGCCCGAGTATTGCACCCACAATTGATTTTATTAAAAAGAACCACATATTATATGTTATTCTCCTTCGGGATTATACTCCATCTGCCAAACAATGCAACTGCATAGTAAGCAGAATAAATTTTCCATTTTGGTACTGACGGTTCTGCGTCTTTCATACCACATAGAAATACTTTGTCAGCTGCTTTCTTCGCAGCCTTGACTAAACTTTTATCTTCTCCAAGAATTGTTCCACTACCAATTTCTGCATTAGCATTCCATCTGTATTGTCTAATTCTTTTATATAACAAATCGTGTATGATAGCTGCTCTTGCAACATCCCAAGGTGCTATAATTGCCCACGCAGCTCTTGGTACACTTGCTAAATCGGTTACAAAATCTTCTTTAACTCTTATTCTATTATTATTTTCCATTTCAACACCTACACCTGCAAGTGCTACAGACTCATCATTAGTTAAATCTGTACAAGTATATAACAAATCCTTTTTCATTATCCATTTTCTAGGTGGATTATACTCTGCTGTTATCTTCGCATTAAATTTTCCCATATTGATCCTTTAAGGTTGCTGTAATCGTTTCTTTGAAAGAAATTTTGATTTTGCTCTATCTATTTTTCTTTGCAAAACTTTAGATTTAAGCCTATCAGATATTGCATTTACCATAGGTTTAATTGTTCCCATACCAGGTCCCTTATATTGTGAAAATGTGGTTGCATATCTTTTGTTAGGGTAAAATTGGTGGGGTGAATTTAGGGAGGCCATTGGCTTGTTTATATCAGCAGCCGGACCTATACCAACACTAGGCATTCCTAAATATTCTTTAAATGTTAACATATATTTATTATTTTATATCCTTAACCTTATCATCTATTTCACCATCAAATATAGATAATAATTTGTCTGCAACTTTATTTCTTGTTGTTCCTGGTACCATTCTACTTGAAGGACCAGCAAGTTCTTTTACTTTATTATCTACTGCATATCTAAACAATTTAACTGCCAAATCTTTATTATATACGCCCTTTTTCTTTTTACGAGCAAGATTTAAAATAATAGGTTGTATTTGTTTTCTATATAAAGTTTCATCATTACTAGTTTGTAATACTAATTCTCTTTCACTAAAAGATTCTTTTTGGTATCTAGTTAAGAAGGTTGAAAATTTATTTTTTTCTCCTTCTTTCTTTTTCTTTTTAGGATCAATTCCTGGTTCGTGTGATGGTGGCAAAGCCACATTAGAACCATCCCCTACTGCATTTGCAGGAGCATCCTCTTGTTGTGTTTCTTCATTTGCTCTTCTTAAAGCATTAGCAACATCTGGATGGCTTGATAATCCTTTTGCAAGTTTTTCAATTGCCTTAACAGCACCTGTATAATTTCCTTGTTTATATCTAGGATCATTTAAAATACCATACGCTTGTTTAATTTGTTGCGTAGTGTAATGTCTTTTTTCTCCTAGTTTAACTCTTAATTCTTTTAATTTCATAGTCTTAATCTTTCTATGTTATCTTCCGATATAATTACTTTAGCGTTTCTATCTTCATTATAAAGTTCGTATATATTAACTCCAAAAAAATTATCACTTGGTTTAATATCATACTTTGTGGAAACTAAATCACCCACATCAGCTGTAAGGTCATTATTTAAATCTCTTAATTCATCTGTCACCGTAAATCTACCTTTAGGTAAATAATCCATTTCTAAACCTTCTTTTATATCATCATCATATTTAATTAAATCTTTTTCAAATAAATGTTTATATAATGCTTTTTCAATACCATTAGAATTTAAATAGTTTTCTTTATCTTCTCTTAATAAAAAATACAAAGCAGTTCCATAGGTACCTAATTTACTTTTACCACCTGGTATTGCTCTGACTAACCTTTTTAAATTAAAGACAAATCTATGTAATACCGTATAAGCAGTTTTTTCTTCGGAAGATATAAGCGTTTTTGCTTTTCTTAATACCTTCCCATTCTTATCAATAATACCTAACTTATAAGCCTTTGTCTTTTCAAAAGGCATAACCAGCATTTTAATAACTCTATATGTTATTAATAAATCTATCGCTCTTCCCATTATAGTTCCTGTAAGCTCTTTAATATTGTTTTGTTTATCTTAACACTTTTTAGTTCTTCGTCCTTCATATAACTTAAATACACTAAAAAAGTTTTAAGTACACTCCAAAATTCTTTTTCAATTTTGAATAATAACAAAGTACAACAAGCATCCACACCAAAAACATTTTGTAAAACAATTATATGATTAATAATTAATCTAGTTTTCAGTTCACCGGATGTTTTCCACTTACGAAATAATCTTTTGAGATATTTAAATCTCTTTACATCCTCATTAAATTCTGTTTGAGAATCTAAATTTGGATTTTCATAATTTTTTATTGCGTAAAATAACCAATTATCTCTTGTTATTTTTTCAAACATTTTCCATTAGACTAATTCAGCTTGTACTCGTACAGAACCGTTATCTAATGTTTCGTATTTGAAATTAATTTTCATTTCTTTCCCATTTACGGTATCATCATTAATATCAGATCCATCAGTATCTTTGCCAAAACGGCCACCGAATCTTGCCACTCCCGTTGAGATTGTTCCAGACTTATCAGTAATATCTACTTTTTCTTTAAAGTCTAAACCTAATCTATGTAAGTTTTGTTGTAGGTTATTTACAGCTGCGTTAGGGTTAATATATTCCCTATCTGCAAGAGCACCTACGAATGCGTTAACTCTATTAAGGACTTCACCATCGTGTACATTGTGAGCACCGATAGATGAATCTTCAACAGAACCAGCGTCAACATCATTCCACTCTTTTAGTTTTTGTTTAAAAGTTTTCATCCTTCTTTTCCTCTATTTCTTTAAGAGATTTGGAGGTCTCTCTAACCTCCGTGTATGTTTTTTTATCGTTAGCGCTTTCAGCGCAACAAACATCCTCTTCAAAATCTCTTAACTCTTTATTTTTCATTGTTATGTTGTAGCAACGTTTAAAGCAGCTTGTTTATCTGCTGGCATTGCTTTGTCTTTTTCATTTAACACAACTCTATTATCCTTTTCACCATCAACAGGTCTTCCTGTTACTGCCTTTGGATCTTCAAGTTTTATTAACTTATCTACTTGTTGAATGGCACCATAGAGAGCGTTTAGGTTACTTTTCATAGTACCTAAATCGCTTTCTACTTGTTTAATTCTACCATTCACCATATCAAAGTCAGACTTTAGTTTGACTCTTTCGTCTTGTAAGGTCTTAATATCTATAGCCATTATATCCTCCTATTATATAAATTACGCTGTTGCGTATCCGTTACCTGCAATTATGTTCCAATTAGAATTTTTGAACATTAAGGTAACACTTTCGCCTTCAGCATTTAACAACACACTAGTAGCACCTCTTAAATTAGAAGGTGTTATAGTTTGTTGATGTGTTCCTGAAGTAGCTGTGTTCAAAACTATTTTTACTTGACCATCTGAACCATCAGCCAATGAACAAGTAGCAGTACCACTGGTACCATTAATTTCTGTAACCGCTGAGGTTACATCTATTGCTAAAGCAGTAGAGCCATCACTTGTTAGTGATTGACTAGTTTGTGCAAACGCAAGCCAACTTGGCATATTGTTAAACACATCTGCTGCTGTTATTTTCTTATTGATAGGTGTCCCAGCTGGATCATCTACCACGTGAAACAAATCTGCCGCTGCTATTGAGTCGCCCAAATCTGTTAGTGCTGTTATTTTTTTATCAGCCATTTTTTTCTCCTTATGTTATCCGAGTTAACGGTAAACTACTCTAGGCATACACCTAGACCATTGTTAATATAATGGGGGTGAAACCACCCCCACTATGTACTATTTATTAAGCATTCTGTGAGTTAGTTAAAGCTACTAGAGTTTCGTATGATACTCTACCTGCTCTACCAGTCTTACCAGTATGCTTCAAATTCCAACCTGCGTGAGCCATAGCTGCTGTTGTTTCACTATCTTTATAATTAAATAATCCGATAGTTTTGCCAGTTATTAGGTTATCAGCTGTTGCATTATTAAATAATTTTCCAGAAGCTGCAGCTCCCATATTCGCAGCTACAGGTGCTTTCTGTACTCTTGCCAATGCCCACATAGGTGCATTGCCGTGAGCGTCTTTATTTGTCCAACTTGACATAGTATTCTCTCCCTTTGTTAATTGTTAAGGTACTCAATCCTCTTAAATATATATTTAATTAAAACCTAATCGTTTTAATTCTAATATAGTTCTATTCGTATCAGTATGATATATTCCTATACCACCTGCATTACGAAAGTTTTTCACATTTCTTATATAGTCATCTATTAGTATTGCAGGACCACTTCGTAATTTAGCATAGTTAGATTTCTCTACCCTAGTTACCAAATTTACTCTTGTCCCTGACAATCCAATTTTGTTTCTCAACCACTTTTTCTTCCCTGGTATACAATTCGGGTCAAAATTATTAGGTACATATGCACTTAATATATGTGGTTTATATTTCTTTATAAATCTCCACAATTGTTGACCATCTCTCATCCAGGGTAATGTAGCCCAAAAATCTTTTTGTGCAACAATCGGTGCCCACTTTTCTTCCGAAGCAGGCAAGTTCTTCCATCTTTCAATTGGAATACCTGTAAGCCGTACTGCTGCTGCTTTAAAGTCTGCCAGTACGCCATCCATATCGCAATAGATACGTGGCAGATCCATAAATTAAACCTCTCTTATATTTGGCTTCGTATCTACTTTAGATACTTTTTGTCCTGTAGCAGTATTTCCTTTATTTGCCAAATCATCTGAATTATCTTTTTGAGCTGCTAAATGTTTTTTAGGACCTTTTAACATATCCTTTTTATAAAGACCTCTTCTATCCATATGACCTGCCCCTTTAGCAATACCTGGTTTTAATTTTTGTATTTTACCACCTTTTGCTAAAAAGTCTTTCATTAATTTATCCATTGTTCTTTGTTTCTCTGGACTTAACGCTTCATATTTAATACCAAATTCTTATTTAATATGGTCTTGTTCTTCTTTAGATAATGTATTAATTTCTGTATCTTTATTTTCTACTTTCTTTTTACTTTTTTCAGCAGATTTAAGTGCTACATTATTAACTGAATCTACATCATTATCTTCCTTCTTATCATTACCACCTATGTAAATATTAGTATCTTCACCTACTACTTTGGCAGCTACATCAGCAAGTGAACCTGGTTTTTCACCGAAGTATGATTTAGGTTGTAAAGAAACTTTTGGTTCTTCTTTTACAATCGATTCTTTTTCAACTCGTACTTTGGTAATCGTTTCTTCAACGCTTCCTTTTTTTGTATCAAAGTATTTCTTATTCATTTATTGTCTCCTTACGACCTTCATTTTCCACACCAGAAATTTGCTGTGCGTATTCGTGTTCGGTCTGTTCATTTTTATACTTATCTTTCTTCACAGGTTTACCACCTTTATCTTTATAATGTGGTTTCGCCCCTTTGTTTTTTAAATACCAAGCAAGAGCGTATATATTCTTGCCATCCTTACCATCTTCACCACCTAGTTCAGGATGTTTTTTCATTGCTCTTACAGAGCCTTCCCAACCTGGAGGTGATACTTCTTTAAACACTTTGTCTAAAGATAAATTTTCATATTGATTACTTAATAGACCACCATACATTTTATTGATAGTGTCTTTTTTAAATCCCCATTTATCCATTAATGCTTTTTTAGCAATATAAGAAACAAAATTAATTTTTGCTTTTGCTAATTGGTCTACCATATCAAATTCTTTATCGTTAATCCATTTAACTAATGCTTTATATTTTTCACCAGTAGGGTTAACCGTTTTGACTTGAGCCCATTGTTTTTTTAAATTATTTAATTGAGATGTTGTAAATTGTTCTCTTACTTCAACTGGTTGACTCTTATGTTTTAAATCTTCAAAACTAGATTCACCTACAATTTTTTGAGGCAGTTCAAAAATATCACCATCTCTTTTATTGTATTCTTTTTCTAATACTTTTTTAACATCTTCTACATCTGATTTTGGAACAAGTAATTTACCATACGAAAATCTAGCAACATTAAATCCTTTTCTTTTTAAAAATGATAATGTGTGCCACTCAAATCCTTCAAGCATTTTTAAATACTCATCTGTTAAATCATAATCTTCTTTAAAATTTAAATTATGTTTTGTAATTGAAACATCTTTAACACCACCCATACTCTTTAATATTTTTGCTCTATGTTCAGCATCCTTTTGTGTTTTATATGCCTGTACTAATCTTTTTCCATCTAAAGAATATCTAACAGCAAACCCTTGTTGAAAGGCCTCTCTAAAAGATTTAAAATTTTCTGCTCTAACTTGGCCTAATTCAAATCTTCTTAAATATTCATCACCTTTATTCATTCTTTTTGTTAAGATTCTTTTAACCATTCTTTTAGCGCCATCTTCATCACTAGCATCCACTTTAATTTTACCACCAACTTCTCTAGCAATATTAGCACCTCTTTGTTTTTCTTTTGCATTTTTAGTGCCTTTATACTCTACACTAAAAGGTGCTTCTATAGTATATTCTTCTTTAACTATAGTACCTGGTTCTACTTCAGCTGCAATTGGTTTTTGTCTTGCTTGTTTTGCTTTAAGGTCTTGTAATTCTCTATTTAATTTTTCTTTTCTTTTCATTACAGCAACCTTCATTTCAGGATCTGACATTTGTTTAGGATCATTTTGAATATCTTGTAATGTTTTTGATTTTGCTCTGTAATCTTCCATATCTCTTAAAGCTTCTGCAATATATTCTTCACTCCATATACCTGGTCGTCTTAATTCTTTTATTAATTTAGGAACATTTCTTAAAACTTGTTCTGCTTTTATTTTTGTGAAAGAAGATAATGTTGGATATTGTTTCTTTACATCTTCAGCAAGTTCTACATACATTCCTAAATGTGCAATACTTTGCCCAACTAAATTAGCTATTTTTAAACCTTCATCTAATTCATTTTGATTCATAAGAGAATAGTAGCCTGTTTGATTACCGTACATCTTTTTAAATGTAGATGGTTCTTTTTTAGCAATAACATCCATTACATATTCTCTAGGACTTGTATCACTTTTTTTCAAAAATGTTTTTAACTCATCATACTTTTTAGATTTCAATAAGTCAACAGACTTTTGAAACATTGCTTTATCCATACCACCTTTTGCTACTTTCTTTTGTATTTCAACAGCAGCATTTTCTTCTAATTCTTCTCCAACATCTTTTATTAAAAGTGTTTTAATACCTGCGTCAGATTTTAATCCAACTTCATCTTTGTATCTTCGTATTGCTTCTTTTTCATTTTCGCCTTCAACTTCCCAAGTCTTTTTACTAGGGTGTGAAACTCTATAAACTTGTACGCCTTCTTTGACCATTTTCTTTGCTAAGTTTCTTCCCATTTTATCAATCGTATATCCTTTTGCTCTTAACATCTGTGCCATATTTTGTAAATCTGTTAAACTATCTGCACCTTTAAACCCAGCGTGTTGACCATCTTTACTATATGAAATTAAAAATGGTGAAATTTTTTCAATTACTTTATCTTTGAAACCTATTAATTGTCTTTCTTTAATTTCTTTTTTCTTGGTAGGTTTACCTGCGTCATCTGTTTCAGGTTCATTTTCTGCTGACTGCATATCTCTTATTTTTAATTGCATTGCTTTTAAATCTGCTCGTGCAATAGCGTATGGAGTTTTTTGTTTAGGATCCCCTAAATCAAATTTATCTACTTTTTCTTTTTGTTTATCTATTCTATCTTTTAAAGCTTTAACTTTATCCATATGACTAGCAGGTCTTTCACCACTTTTTTGAGTAGGTGTTTCCTGTTCTTTCAGCATTTGCTGATGATGATTAGTACCAGGCTTCCAATTTTGGACCTGATTTAAAGCGTTGTGCCAAGTTTCTAAATATTTGCTCATATTAATCCTTTTTGCATTGATAACATTCCCAGTATCTTGCTTTATATCTAGGACCTGGGTTATCACAATTGTTGTCTTTGATATAAGTTTCTTTTAACTCTGGTTTATTAAAGTTAACTTTCACTACTTCTTTATTTTCACTCATTGCATAAACAGAATAATCTTTAGGACCTGTAGGTGTTTCAAATGGTTCAAATAATCTAACATCTTCATTTTCATATTGCACATTCTTAATTTCAGACGGAAATACTCCCCACTCATTAACCTGTTCAGAAAATTCTCTAAATGATTTAATCTCTGGTGTACCTAATTCTCTTTGTATTTCTGCTTTAGACTTATTATACTTCAATTTAAACTTGTCTGCGTCTAAATGTTTAAGGTCAATCGCAATTTCTTTCATACGACCTTCTCTTAAATTCTCGTTTGTATCTACTACTTTATTAACCATCTTATTATAAACTTCGTCTAATTTTGTTTTCCACTCTTCCCCATATCGTTCCTTATATTTATCTATTGTATCAACGCTATTATACCACTCCTCTATATCATTTAATTCAACTTTCATTTCTCTATCAATAATTCCCTTAACTTTCTGTTTAACAACATTGATTCTATTATCTGCAGGATTACTAGGTTTATATGTTGTACCTTTGTAATTAGGGTCATATCCTGCTTGACCTGGCGTAGTTTTGCTTGTGTGTTTTGCATAATCGTGTCCCATATCATACGCCTCTTTTGGACCCGACTTGTCAAAGGATATATTATCCTTCTTAATCTCGTTTGTCATTTGTTTTCCTTCTATAATTTCTTTACTACGAGCACCCATAGATTCTGTATAGACTGGAGTTTCTATTATATTGTGTAACCACGCTTTATGGAATTTCATACTATCATCTTCCAAGGTTACATAATTAGTTCCTCTTCTTACTATTATGCCGGTTACTTTATTCACCATATCATCTACTATATCTCCGACTCTATAAACATCTTCTCTAACATATTTGTCCCGTAATGTATTCTTATCTAACTCCTCTTTTGTTGAGGCTGTTATAAATGGTTTGAATCGTAATGGACCTGCAATTGATTGTCCTCCTACAACACCACCATCGTAATTTGCGTTTAACTTTTTAATTATTAATTCTTTTTTAACGTGACTCAATTGCGTTCTCACGTGGTCCTCATCTCTAGCAGAAATGATTCTAAAATCTTTCCTATCACTCCCTTTTTCCCATACTTGAAATTTATGAGGTAAATCTTTTACCTTTTCTGCTATTGTAGGATCATAACTTGCAGCTAAGTTCATTCCTCGTCTAACTAATTTAAATAATGTTTCAGAATTTTTTAATGAGAAATTTCTCGGTAAACCTTTTTTAAAACTAGTAAAATCTTTTTTCTTTGCTGCTGCTCTCATTTTACTTGCCGACATTCCCATTGCGCCTTCGGCGTCTGGATCTCTTTCACCAGCACTTACTACACTAATTCTGTCAAAGTTATAGTAACCGTGCCTGTTTCTTTCTCCATTATATTTTTTAATAGTTGTATCAAATTCTCTTACTCTATCTGAACCTACAACCATTGTAATTTCTGTAAATTTTTTCTTATACAATTCTATTAAAATATCAAATACTTTATTAGAATTACTTACTGCAATTTTGCCAGCGTGTCTTGGAAACATACGCTTCATTACTGCAACTTTTTCTCTAAATGCTAAAGGATTTTTAGCTGAATCTTCTGAACGGCTTAAGTAAATTATATATTCTCCTCTACCTGCCGTAGCTACTTTATTCAACAATTTTTCGTGCCCGATTGTTGGCGGGTTAAAACGACCAAAGGTAAACGCTATGTGTCTACCTTTGGCCTCGGTTATTTTTGATAATGATTTCAGTTCGTCTGGAGTTATCTTACCATCTTTCATAATCTCTACCAAAGATTTGTATAATTTGAGATAATGATACTTTTCTAACATTTTGTAAATCACATTTTTTGGTAATTTGTGTTGTACACCAAACTTTCTAATATCGTCTGGAGACATTGGAGTATTAAAAGCGTCTGCACGGTCATTTAATACTTTGTCTCCCATATCAATTAATGATTTGATAGAGTCCTTTATTTCACTTAACTTTGTAGCCACAAGTTGAGATAGATTATCCACATCTTTTGCTGACAATCCCTGCAGCTCTTTATAATCAATCATATCTCGCTTAAGTTCACCTCTTATCACATCTATTTCAGCAACCTTATGCTGAAAATCCGCCACATATTTTTCGGCGTCAAACGAATCGCCTTTTGGTTTTCGTATAAACGTATTATCGCTTATATCAAAAGTACCATCAGCCATTGCCCGATTCCTACTAAAAATGGCAGGATCTATTATGGAAAAATAGTTTATTATATGGTTACTATCACCCACTTTTTTACCATTAGCTTCCCATTGGTGCTCTCTTATTTTTTCGTGTACCTTTTCTTGTTGTGCTTTTGAACCAGGTATCTTAAATAAGATGGTAACATCTAAATCGGCGTCATCTCTATATCGTTTTGTTAATATAGAACCGATTAGTGTGTGGTTAACTACCTTTCCAAATCTTTCAAATTGTTTAATTCCGTCTAATAATTGTTTTCTTACTGAAGGCTTAAGGACAGGACTATCTGTATCTGCTTTATCAAATACAGGTCTAGCGTATGTACTTCTAGGTATGTCTATAATAGATTCTTTTATATAATCCTTAAATCGCATTCCTTGTTCCTTTTCTTCTTAAACTTCTTTTCTCCATTATCTTTAATGCTTCACCAACAAGTTTAAAAACATCTTCTTCTCCAGTTTCTTTTTTTACTTCTCTTATAATGCTCGCAAGTTTTTTAACATAAGACATTGGTTTACAATAACCTTTAAAATCACTCATTATGCTCGTTTCTTTGCCTTCAACTGATTAACAATCCATCTTCTTGCTGTAAAACTTTGGATTGGAGCATTAAAATATTGTTTAACTTTTTTATAAACTTTTGCTAATACATCTTCATTAGCATTTGTGTTATCTAAAATAATAAAATTTTTTCTTCCAAATAAGTATTGTAATTTACCTATATTTGCTTGAACACCTTGCCAAGACTTTCTAGTTATTTCAGGTGGTACTCGTCTTACTCTACCTGCATTTCTTTCCAATGCAACATCTAAAGTAGTATTAACAAATATCATATAACAATCATAACCTAATGTTGTTCTTAATAATTGTACTTGTCTTTCTATTAATTGATAATCTCTTGCTGTACCATCTATAATTAATCCTAATCTACCTACCAAATATTTTGTCATTTGGTCACTAGCTAATTGTTTTGATTGCATTCTAATTCTATCTCTAGGTTCCATTTCGTGGACAGGCATTGATAAAGAGTAACCAGCCTTAACTAATTTTCTTTCAAAATGTTGGTCTGAATTAACTAGTTTTAATCCAATACCTGAAAAAATGTTTTGGGTTACAAATGTTTTACCTGACCCAGGACCACCTGCAAGGAAAAATGCTTTGAATATTCCTTTATCATATACACCTTCAGCCAAATGATTTAAAAATGGTATCATTGTACTATATCATCTCCTGTCTTTACATCTGGTCTAGGTTTAGCACAAATTGAACAATCACATTTTTTGCAATCACATTTTGAACAAACCTCTGGACAATGTCCTTCGCATTTACAATTCTTACAATTATCCATATTAACCTCTTACCCAATTCTTAGCAGCTGTAAAATTCGCTCTACTAAATTCTAATCTATCTACTAGTTTAACAGCACTTCCAGTTCTATCTACTGCAACATATCCTTCTGGATTTGTAGCAACAAAACCTTTATCTGTTTGCATAAATGTTCCAATAGATTTTATTTGATTCATTTTTGAAACTAAAAATGTTTTAACTTTTTGCAAAGTCATATAACTAGCAATTGCAAAATATAATTCTGTATTGTATCTGTCTATAAATCTTAAACCATCATTTCTAATAACTTCATATTTTCTTTTTGCTGTATCAGTTTTTCTTTTATCTACCTCATCATCTAATACACTAGCATAATATTTTCTAAATCCATTTAAAGCAGATTTAACTGAAGCTATATCTCTACCTCTTTTTATATAATCATTGAAATATATTTTTAATCTAGCTCCTACAGATAATAAATTTGATTGTCTTTTCATTATTTCTAAAACTGGTTTACCTTTTTTAATAGACCCCATTGCCATTCTTAATTGAGCATCCATACCATCACTTTCATTGGCAGTAAAACTTGCCACACCACTTGTATCTTTATAACTAGCGTCATCAAAAAATACAGCAGGTGTTTTATTAAATCTATGTACATTAACACCAAAACTTGCTTTAAGTTTATCCATTGAACGACCTGAATATGTTGTGTGAAATATGATACCTAATTTTGCTCTTAATATTCTACTTGCTAAAGGTGTACCTTCAGGCACAGCATAAGTTATAGTATTAGGTCTAAAAGCAATTGCTTT